CTGCAAAAAATGATTAAAGACCCTAAAAAAGTATATGATGTGGAAAATGGTGTTTTTGGAGATCCTAAAAAATTAGGTATATTTGATGCCACACTCGCTGTAAAACAAGCATTATCTAACGCTGTATCTATTTCATCTGTTATGGGTACTTTAGGTGGTATCGTAGCTTTCCCACGTGATGGACAGCTTGAGCGTCAAGAAGCTGAAAACGAAAGAAACTTCCAAAGAACATTAGAAAATGCAGAAAACTTAACTAACGAAGCAAACGAGAGACCATAATGAGAAATATAGATCCAGTGCTTGTACAGCACTATGCTGTACTTAAAGGTATCTCCCATGAAGAAGCCAGAGATAAACTTAGGGAAAATTATGAAGTAGAAGTAGCTGAAATACCATTAAGAGATTTAGTACTTAGAACTCTCACAGGCATGAGGCAGATTGTACCTAAAGTAGAAGGTATGTCTCAAAGAGAGCAAGGTACTATTACTAAAATTAGACAGCTTGAAAACGGCATGACTAGGATTGCCAATCAACTTGAGCAAGATTCTTACCTAAGAGAAAGAATTAGTAGATTAGAAGATAAAGTAAAGAATTTGGATGAAGAAAAAACAATGTCCAGATATGGAAGAGAGTCTATAAGGGAAACTATAGAAGAACTAAAAGAAGAAGTGGCTTATCTTAAGCTACCCTGGTATAAAAAGTTATTATGCAAAAAGAAACACAAGTAGAATTTGACAGCAAATGTAAAATTTTGCTAAAGCCCCTAGAATCTGTAGATGATTTACAGAACTGGCTATATGTGTTTCTTGATTTGTACTTTCCTAAAGGCACTGTCTATCCAAGTTCAACTCACGGTCCAGCAGATGCAATGTGGCGTATCTATGAACTAATGCGTACTGGGGATAATATCGATATTCCACAAGTATGTATGCTTGCATCTCGTGACTCATTTAAGACACTTGGAGCTGCTGCTCTAGAAGTTCTATGTCTACTTCACTTTAGGATCTCACTAGCTCACATGGCAGCTATTAGCTCACAGTCAGATAAAGCTATCCAATATGTTAACGCTTTCTTTCGTAAGCTTAAGCCATATATGGAAGCTAATGGATGGAAGCAATCTTCAGATAACAAGAAAATGATCGCCTGGCTTACAGATGAAGGTCAAGAGGTCTATATTCGTATTGTTATTGCTACAATTGCTGGTGCCAACTCAGAGCACGTTCCTATGCTTTTTATCGATGAGGTTGATGTTGTTCAAGACCCTCGTGCCCTAAAAGAAGCGCAGATGATCCCATCTACATTTGGTGATTACTACCCATTAACGGTATATTTATCTACTAGAAAGTTTGCTGGTGGTTTGATGGAAAAGACTCTTAAACAAACAATTAATGCTGGTGGTGAGATTCTTAGATGGAATATCCTAGATGTTACTGAAAGAATACCTCATGATGTAGCCAAGGTAGATGAGCCTAGAAAGATTAGATATATTTCCAGAGATCTTCCTATGGAAACTCTTTTAGAAGAAGACTGGAAAAGACTTCCAGATGAGACCAAGCATAAATATGAGAGATTAGAGGCTTATGCAGGAATTGCAGACCATGCAATGCTTCCAATCATGAGAAATTACCTAGTAGATAGACCCCAGGATGACCACGGTGGTCTATATAAGAAGCTGGCAGCTACTCATAACAACTTTAAGACTCTAGATGCTGATATGGCTGATGCCCAGCTACTATGTAATAAGCCATCTAGTTCAGGTCTAGTTTATCCTAGATTTGATGAAAGACAAAATGTACTGTCTGTTCAAGAAGCATGGGAAAGAATATCGGGTAATGACACACCGTGTAATTTTATAATGTTAAAACAGTACCTAATGGACTTAGGTATTGTGAAGATTGGTGGTGGTGACTGGGGTTTTACTGACTGGACTGTATTGCCAGTTCTGGCTCTACTTCCAGGTGGTGAAATTTGGCATCTACATACATTCATGGCTCCTGGACTTGAAATTGACGATATTGTGAAATATGGAACTGAGCTTCAGGATGACTATAGTGTAGATAAATGGTATGTTGACCAAAACTACCCTTCATATCTAAAGACACTCAGAAGAAAGGCTGGCTGGACATGTCCTAAGTTTACAAAGGATGTTGCTGCTGGTATTTCGGCTCTACAAGGTAAGATTGTAGATTCAACAAATGTAAGAAAATATTATATTATCGACACCCCTGAGAACAGACCTGTAATCGATGCTTTTGGAGAATATAGGTGGGCTACAGATGGAAAGGGTGAAATTATTGAAGGTAAACCGTATCACGATAAAGAAGGTGTTTCGGATATTATGGACTCTATTAGATATCCCTTCCAAAACCTATTTAGTAAGGGTGCTAAACCCAGCTTCAGTGTAGCTGGTCAAGAATCAAAAGACAAACAAAAACAACTAGTTACAAGTGCTTCTGACTTAAAAGAGATGGCTAGGAATGTAAATAATGATTTAATGAAGCAAAAAATCGCAAGTTTAGCTACTAACACCCCTACTTCTGCGAAAAAACCTAAGAGTAAGAAGAAGATTTTGTGGTAATTGACGAAAATAACAATCTATAAGATATAGTCTTGAGAAAATTGGAGAAAAAATAATGAGTTTACTTAATCTTTTGGTCCATTTAAACGCTTACAAGGATAAAGTTCCGACAAATAACCCTACAAAAAGTCATTTCAAATGGACTTTAGATCAGCAAAGTAACGATATTAGTGAACCAGAGTCTAGATGTGTAGATATTCAACCAGGTGAGACACTAAGTCTCTTTTCAGGTATTACATCTATTTCTGACGATGGCACTACAACCTACGATATAGCCCTAAAATCAGGTACTTCAAACACATATAGAATCACTCATAACGGTGGAACGGCTCCTGAGTTCAGAGCAGCTAGATCTACTGGTGCTGATGCTACAACTGAAGTGACAGTGACTAAAAACGGACCACTTCTTAAGTTTGAATCAACTGGTGGTACAGTATTTGATCTAGCTACAGGTGGGGTTCAAGTGGGAGATGTAGTTAGAATTGGCTCAGCTTTTAACGCAGCGAATCAAGGAAAATTTAAAGTATTAAGTTTTGACGCAACGAGTCTACAAGTAGAAGTTGAAGGTGGTGTGGCTGAAGGTCCAATTACTTTAGGAGCTTCTTTTGCAGAAGAAATCCAAATCTTCTCTCAAGCTGGTGTTCAGATTGGTGAGAAAGTAGATATAACTTCAGGCTTCAGCTCAGTGTCCTTTGGGATCTATGAGATCACAGATGTAAACCCTGAATATATTGAGATTTATACTATTAAGAGTTTACCTGAGGAAACCGCTGTACAGACTCAGCTAGATATCTATAATGACACTAAAAAATTCATCTATATTGAAAGCGATAAGAAACTTAAGCTAGAAATTGACGGATCTGATGCTGGTGATATTGAACCTTTAACTTGTGGAACTACTTTAAAGAAAGGTCTTTACCTCAAGAGTGGTAATTCATATTCTGCACAAGTTACAAACGAATCAGAAGACGTTGCTAGTGTTTTCTATGCTTTAGGCGAATAAGGGTATATAAATGAGTGATGATAATAAAAATCAAGAGGGCAAGAAAAAAATAGTTCTTGACTCTGTACAGGCTAAGCAAGATGAGTTCAATAGAGCTATTATTGAAAAGTCTGCTTATTTGCCAGAAATAATTAAACACGCTGTTGGATCTGCTAACAATAAAAGAAAAGTACCTAGATTAGCCGTAACTGAAGATCCTAGACAAAGAGATAATTACGCTGGTATCTATAAGATTAAGCGTAAATTACTCCCTGATAGTGTAATCAAACAAATTCGTATTAACAACCTGCTTGTAGCTGCTATTCTACGTGCTCGTGGTAATATGATGTCAATGTTCGGTCATATTAGAAAAGACCGTTTTGATCTTGGTGTTGATATTGTACTGAAAGACGAATTCAAGAAAGTTATCGAACCAGAACAGATGACCAAAATTCAAGAAAGAATTGACAGATCACTTAAAATACTAATTAATTGTGGGTATACAGAAGACCTAGACGAAAAAGAAAAAATGACCTTACCAGAGTTCATGGATCTTCAAACTAGAAACGGTCTTTCTTTTGGTAGGTTTGCTACTGAAATTGTATATCAAGATGACGATAATAAAGAATTTCACAGATTTAGACCTGCTGATGCTGGTACTATATATCACTCTATTAAAGATGGTGATGCTGCTGAATCAGTTCGTAGATCATCTATTAGACTCTTAAAAGACCTGCACGGTATTGACATTGATACTGATATTCTAGAAAAAGACCAGTATGATTGGGTACAGGTTGTAGAAGGATTTCCAAGACAGGCTTTTACACCTGAGGAAATGATTGTTTACAATATGTTTCCTTCAACTGACGTTGAACATAATGGATATCCTGTAACTCCTCTAGATACTGTAGTAACATCTGTAACTACCCATTCTTCTATTGAGGTTTATAATAAGCTTTATTTCCAAAACGGTAGAGCTGCTAAGGGTATGTTAGTTGTTCAATCTGATGAGATTGACCAGTCAGTTATTGAAGATGTTAAGCAACAGTTCAATGCTTCTATTAATAATGTAGAAAACTCTTTTAGAGTACCTATCTTTGGCGTATCTAAAGAAGATACTGTACAATGGGTTCCGACTACTCCTAATAAGAAAGACGGTGAGTTTGAATATTTATTCGATCAAACCACTAGAAATATCCTTTCTGCTTTCAGCATGTCTCCAGATGAACTGCCTGGCTTTACTCACTTATCACGTGGATCTAATCAACAGTCTCTGTCTGAAGCAAACAATGAGTGGAAATTAACTGCTGCTCGTGATACAGGTATTAGACCTTTAATTAATCACTGGCAGAACTTTTTAAACAATAAAATCCTTCCTTTAATTGATCCAGAGCTATCTCAGCTTTGTGATGTGGTTTTGGCTGGTTTTGATGCTGAAACAAGAGAAAAAGAATCTCAGCGTTTACAGACAGATCAAGCTCTTCATATGTCATATGATGAGATTATGGAAGAGACAAATAAGGAGCCAGTCGGTCCTTCAATGGCTGGTCAAGTTCCTTTTAACGAATTCTATAGACAAGCATTAGATGCATATAGCTCTGTAGGTGAAGTGGAAGGTTATTTTATGGACTCTCCAGGTGCGGTTTTAGACCCTACCCTTAGATATAAGAGAGACCAGTTCTTTTTCCAACACATGCAAACATTAGCAGAAGCTAACCCTGCTGCTGCCCAGGCTTTCTATGATGGCATGAAAGGAGAGGCTAGATTGGAATTGATGAAAATTTTTATAGAAGATTACTTAGACGAAAGTGATATAGAATCATAAGGAGAATATAGATGGCTGTTGACTATAAAGTTAAATATTTAGATCTTAGGGCTAAATTCATGAAGACTGCCGAAAGAATGTACCGTCTTGGAAAAGAAGACGGCTTAAAAGAAGGTCAAATGCAGGCTCAGCAACAACAAATGGAAATGCAAGCTCA